CCAGCCGGATGAACGTTGAAAACTGGCCTATCAGCAAACCAATTCCCTATTCACGCAATCCAAGGCGCAACGAAGCAGCCATCTCCAAAGTGGCAGGCTCAATCAAGGAATTTGGCTGGCGTCAGCCAATTGTGGTGGACACCGAAGGCGTCATCATCGCAGGACACACCAGACTTTTGGCAGCACAGCACCTGCGACTTCAAGAAGTTCCGGTTCATGTTGCGACTGACCTTTCACCACAACAAATCAAAGCTTATCGACTTGCTGACAACCGAGTGGCGCAGGAAGCCGAATGGGACAATGACCTGCTCAAACTAGAACTCAGCGAGCTGGAAGAAGAAGGCTTCAGCCTAGACCTGACCGGATTCAGTGAAGACGAACTTGAAGCTTTGCTTGCAGAAGGAACTGAAGACGGATTGACCGATGAAGACGAAACGCCAGAAGTCGAAGAAGAAGCCATCACGCTAGAAGGCGACCTTTGGATTCTAGGCAAGCACCGATTGCGTTGTGGCGACTCAACACAAGACAAGCATGTTCTGCATTTACTAAACGGCACAACGATTGATCTAGTTTGCACAGACCCACCTTATTGCAGCGGAGGATTTCAAGAGTCTGGAAAATCTGCTGGCTCAGTTGGGACCGATGCAGCGCACAAAATGATTGCGAACGATACGCTTTCAACTAGAGGCTACATTGCTCTGCTAAAAACCAGCTTCGGACAGTTATCTCCTAAGTTTCTTTACGCATTCACTGATTGGCGAATGTGGACTTACCTTTTTGATATAGCAGAGTCATCAGGATTTGGGGTGCGCTCAATGATAGTTTGGGACAAAGGAACACCAGGAATGGGAAGAGGCTGGAGAGCACAACATGAATTAATTTTGTGGGGTTGCAAACAGACACCACCATTTGAAAAAACATTTGGTGGGCATGGCAATGTGCTTCAAGCTCAAAGAACTGGCAACAAACTTCATACAACAGAAAAGCCGGTTGATTTAATTGAGTCATTGATTCAAAACCTTCCTTTCGTCAGCACCATTGCAGATCCTTTTAATGGGAGCGGCACAACAATGATTGCATGTGAGAAACTTAATAAATCTTACTTTGGGATGGAACTTGACCCACTTTATGTTGACGTTGCCGTCAAGCGTTGGCAGCAATTCACAGGCAAGGAAGCGATTCTGGAAAGTAGCGGCAAAACCTTTGCCGAGGTAGAAGCAGAAAGAAAAGCATGAATACATGCAGCACAGCGACCTTGAGTGGCTACCTAGACTTGACACCGCAACGCTTGAACCAACTGGCAAAAGAAGGCTGGCTGGTCAAGGCGGATCACAACCGCTGGGATACGCTCAAATCCATTCGTGGTTATATCCGGTTTCTGAAGCAACGGGTGGACAAGTATGCGGCAGGCGGAATCAGCCTCGATGACGCAAAGCTTCGACGTTGGAAGGCGGACGCTGAAACAATGGAACTCAAGCTCAAGCTCGCTAAAGGTCAGGTTGTAGACATTTCTTTTGCGACTGAGCTGCTGGTCAACATTCTTGAATCGGTGCAATCACAGCTTCAATCCATGCCAACCAGACTTGCACCGTTGTTGTTGGGGCAATCTGAATATCGAATTGTGGAGAAAGTCATTTCAGATGGAGTCAACCGAATTCAAAACGAAATCTCAGGAACTGATATTACCGACAGACTCAGGAGAATGGGCGTTAATAGCAAGGTTGCAGAGCAGCTTGCAGAACTTGAAGCCACCAGTACGGCAGGACATTCCGAACTGGGCGGAAACGAACCGGAAGCTGACGCACGAATCAGCGGCTGAAGCTGGTTATTACTCATTAGCCCGAACGCCTTACCTGCGCGAACCGCTCAGAGCCTTTGATGACGGAACGAACACCGTTGTCTTAATGTTTGCCTCGCAGACCGGAAAGACCGAGGCTTGCTTGTCTTTACTGGGCTATCACGTTGCCTCTGATCCTTGCCCAATCCTGCTACTCTTACCAAATATCGAATTTGCCAAGCAGTTTGCAAAAGACAGATTGCAACCATTGTTTGCAAATGCCGATTGCTTCAACGGAATCATTGAAGACCCCAAGCGAGGTGATAAGCAGAACACCTTGCTGCACCGCAGCTTTGTAGGCGGACGGCTCACACTTGCACCAGCGACCACTGCAACTGCTTTGGCTTCAAAAGCCATTCGTCTTTTAGTCGCAGATGAGATTGACCGATTTGAGCATTCAGCAGGAATCGAAGGCGACCCAGTTGACCTGGCGATTCAAAGAACCGTCACCTTTGCTCATTCTCGCAGAATCCTTCTGACCAGTACGCCAACCTTGAAAGGCGTAAGCCGCATTGAAAAGGCTTTTGAAGATTCGCGCCAATCCTTCTTTTTTGTGCCATGTCCACATTGCCAGGAATTTCAGCGGTTGGTTTGGTCAAACGTCCGGTGGCAGCACAACGAACCGGAAACCGCTCACTACGAATGCCAGCATTGCCAAAAGTCTTGGACAGAAGGCGAGCGATTAGCCAGTTTACAGTCAGGCGAGTGGCGCGAGAAGTACCCACACCGTAAGACCAAAGGCTATCACTTATCCGGCTTATACTCGCCTTGGGTTAGTCTGGTTGATTCAGTGACGCGATTTCTGGAAGTCAAGAGTGACCCAGAGCGGTTAAAGGTTTGGACGAATGTTTATTTAGCTGAAACTTGGGAAGACCAAGGCGAAACCATAGACGAGCACGGTTTGTACAACCGTCGAGAAGTCTACAAAGCACCAGCACCAGCAGACGTCTTGGTGATTACCGCAGGGATCGACGTTCAAGACGATAGATTGGAAGTTACCTTTCTGGGAACAGGCAAGGACAACGAAGGCTTTGTACTGGACCACCAGATTCTGCACTCTGACCCAGCCGCACCGCAGACTTGGATTCAATTAGATAAACTTCTGAGAGAACGCTGGCGTTGTGCGGATGGGCATGAGCTTCCGGTTCAAGCGGCTTGTATCGACTCAGGTGGACACTACACTCAAGCAGTTTATGAATTCGTCAGAAGCAGAACCACTTCGAGAATCTATGCAATCAAAGGCGTAGGTGGGGAGGGCAAACCTCCGATTGGCAGACCAAGCCGAAACAATTCCGGCAGAATCAAACTCTTTCCGGTTGGGGTGGACACGATCAAACAAGCGATTTTTGGCAGGCTCAGAATAGCAAGCGGACCAGAAGCGCTAAGATTTCCAAAACATTTAGATGAAGAATACTTTGCTCAACTCACGGCTGAGAAGATTGTCACCAAGTACCACAAAGGCTTTCCTCGCAGAGAGTGGATAAAAATCAGACCACGCAATGAAGCCTTGGATTGTTTAGTTTATAGTTTAGCAGCACTTAGTTCGCTAAACATTCGGGATTGGAAAAGGTTGGAAAGAACTGCTAAAATAGCGGAAAAAGTGGAATCAGCGATTCCAGAATCACCGGAAGCACCAAGACGAAGAACTTTGAAACCTACGCGAAGACCACAATCTTGGATTCAAAGGTTTTGATATGCGACACCGAAGGAACCGATACTTGACACCAAAGCAGTTGGCGGATGAGCTTGACGTTACCGAGCGCACCGCTGTTCGATTCTGCAATAGCGGATTAGTTCCAGCCTTTAAGGTTGGCGGACGCTGGCGAATTGAATCAAACACTTCCTACCTCGACCAGTTCGCAAGGCTTCAGTAGCCATTCGGACAAATCGGAAAATTCAGACAGTTCAGACCACAGAGTTGACAAAGTGCGCTAACAATAGCGCATGGCAACCAATCAATTTGACCGCGCAAACTACCCCACAATTGAACCTGACCGTCTCGTAGCCGGTGAACGCTGGCTTTGGCGCAAGGACGATCTCGCTTCAGACTATCCCCCAGATTCATATTCCCTAGAATATATCGCTCGCTCACATGGTGGCTCTTCGACTGAGTTTAAGATTCAGGCCACAGAAGCAGCCAGCACCTACTTCATCGAAGTCTCTTCCAGCACCACACAAACCTACCCACAAGGCCACGTTCATTGGCAAGCCTGGATAACTCGCACCTCTGATTCAGAAAAAATCAAAGTCTTAGAAGGACACTGGGAAATTTCTTATGACTATGACGTCAACCACGATCCCAGAACTCACGCAGAAATCATGCGTGACAAGATTGAATCCCTATTGGAAGGCCGCGCAGACAATGACGTTGAAGAGTATTCGATTGGGAACCGTTCACTGACCAAGCTTTCAATCACCGATTTAATGAAGTGGCGCGACTACTACAGACAAGAGGTTGCTAAAGAAAATCAGCAAGCTAGAGCAAGAGCAGGCAAACGTCCTGGTAATCTGGTGAAGGTTGAGTTCAGGAGAGCAGGATGATAGCCGAAGCAATGTGGTGGCTCACGGATAGAGTCCACCGACAAGCACCAGAGAACCCAAGTCCAAAGCAGAAAAAACGTCGATACGATGGCGCGGCAGGTTCGAGATTCCTGGCGGATTTTGTCGGTTCAACCACAAGCTCAGACGCAGAACTTCAGTATTCGCTTAGACGTCTACGAGACAGAGCCAGAGAACTTTGCAGAAACGACGATTACGCCAGACGCTACCTGCAACTGATGAGTTCTAACGTAGTTGGCGAGCATGGCTTCACGCTTCAGTCTCGCGCCAGAAATCTAAATGAGCCGAATGTTGGACAGCTTGACGCAGCCGGAAACGAAATCATTGAACGAGCGTTTCGACGTTGGGGTAAATCTTGTTCCGCCAATCAGCGTCAATCTTGGCTAGATATTCAGCGATTGGTCATTCAGGGACTTTGTCGGGATGGCGAGATTCTGATTCGTTTTGTTCGTGGCAAACGTTGGCGTGACGGACTCGCTCTGCAAGTGCTAGAGCCGGATTACCTCGACGAAGAATATTTCACCACAGAGCCAAGAGGTCGCAGAGTGGTGATGGGCGTTGAGTTGGACGAGTTCGACGCACCGCAAGCGTACTATCTCAAGCTTGGTCAAGGCCATCCGTTTGACACCTTTGGACAGAGAAGAAGCGACAAGCGGACAAGAGTTCCTGCTGAAGACATCCTGCACATTTACCTACCGGACAGAGCGCAACAAACGAGAGGCGTTTCTTGGTTTGCGTCAGCAATGACAAGAATGCGGATTCTCAGCGGCTATGAAGAAGCAGAACTGATTGCAGCAAGAACCAGTGCCGCAAAAATGGGCTTCTTAGTTTCGCCAGATGGTGAAGGCTTCATTGGGGATGAGGCAGCAGACGGAAACCAGATCATGTCTGGTGAGCCTGGAAGCATTCAGCAATTACCAGCCGGAATGAGCTTTCAAGAGTGGAATCCTAGCCATCCAACCAGTGCTTACGCTGAATTTCACAAAGGTGTGCTTCGCGGTATCGCTTCCGGCTTGGGCATTTCTTACACAAGTCTCAGCAACAACCTCGAAGGCGTTTCGTATTCGTCGATTCGGCAAGGTGCACTCGAAGAACGCGATTTATACCGTCAAATCCAATCCTTTTTGATTCAGCACCTCTGCGAACCTGATACGACAAGTTTTCAAACACCTTGGAATTCAGAGGCAGAGGATTTTCTTGGGTGGACCCAGCCAAAGAAATTCGGGCAGAAGTTGAAGCAGTTAGAAATGGCTTTAAGTCACTGAATGACGTAGCGCGGCAATACGGGCGTGACGTGGAAGAGGTCTTCCAGCAAATGCAAAACGACAAGGCAATGGCGGAACGCTACGGAATCAGCCTAGCCTTTGAGCCTCTTGGTTCGCCTCATGGTCCTGTTGAGCCAGAGGTTGAATAGTGGCAGAAAGCTACAAGCCAACCGAGGGCATGATTGCCGAGGCCAATCGTGGCCTAGAGTGGAGACGAGAATTTGGCAGAGGCGGAACCAGTGTCGGAATCGCCAGAGCAAGAGACATTTC